GATTTTGCCTTGGCCTACCCAAGTACGGATTAACCTCTCCGATACCTTAAAGTGGTCAGCTACTCCTTTGACGTTAACGAATTCGGTCATGGTTATTTCTTCCTTACTGATATTGTATATGTAGAGTTAGAGTTAAGTCCTTTAGGTAGTAGGTCAGGATTCTCCTCTAGGAACTCTCTCATGTGTTTTTGGTTAAGTCGCTTGTCCAGTAACGAAGGCTCCTGATGCTCAAGAATAAACTCATGCATCTTTTCCCAATCGCTAGTCCAGTAAGTCTGTTTAACCGTGCGGTAAAACAAGCCTTCCGAAGTTCTAACACTGTCAACACCATGCTCTTTGCAGTGGCCTAGCAGTGCTGCTTTAACCGTATCAAGTTGCTCTACGAGTACCGCATCCTCTGCTTCATAGGCTTTCTTAATCTCAGAGCGACGATCCCGTATCTTCACGTACGTCTTCACTAATTTATCTAAAGACACATCTGGTAGCGGTATGCTGGTAGCAGTGTTACTCATTCCCATCTCCTTCACTTATCGAATGACAGACTATAATGGATTGTATTCGACTACGCAAGTATATCGTTGTATAAATCTATCATCTTTGTATGTATGTTGATTTTGTTGTCTAACATAGCGTAAACACGTTTTTCTATGGCCGATCCTTGCAACTGTACCACGGTGCACTTGTGATCTTGTCCTGACCTGTGTACACGTGCGTTAGCCTGTGCATAAGTTTCTAGTGAGTTAGTCGGCCCCCACCAGACCACCGTGTTAGCCGCAGTCAATGTCACCCCATGTGCAGCGGCCTGTGGCTGAATAACTAACACCCTAGGGTTATCAGTTCTCTGGAATCGGCTGAATATTTCTGTTCTCTTCTGCGCGGGTACGTCCCCACGTATTACCTCAGTAGTTATCCCTTCCCCTTCTAGCTTATCTACAAGGATGTCAATAACGTGTTTGAAGGGTACAAATACCAACACCTTCTTACTAGACTCATCAATCACTTCCCGCAGTACGTTGTATCGGTGCGAGATATCAAACTCTAACGTGTCTCCAGTATCGGTATAGACTGCACCACACGAAATCTGCAATAGCTTATTCATAGCAACAGCAGCGTTAGCCGCGCTAACCTGATCTCCGGCAGCGTCCATCACTAACTTATCTCTTAACAACTTATAGTATTTATTCTGTTGTCGAGTTAGGGCCACCTCGCGTTTGACGTAGACCATAGGAGGGAGGTCTAGGCACTCATCCTTGGTGTATCTGATGGCAGGTTGCAGCACTTGGTATACGGTTTCGGTTGCGTCTGGTTTAGGAACCCACCTAAAGTTAGTTACTTTAGCCATCACACGATCTCTAAACGCACCGGCAAATCTAGGTACAGCAGCGGGGTTAACCAATCTAGCTAACCCGAAAGCGTCTACAGGGCTTTGCGCGGCAGGGGTTCCGGTCATCATCCATAGCCACGGCTCAGAAGTCATTAGCCGCTTAAGCGTTTTCCACCGTTTAGTCTGTGTATTCTTGTAGTGCGTTGCCTCATCTATGATGATCAGGTCAAAGCCCCCTTTTTGTATAACTTCTTCTACTATGTTTACACCGTCATAGTTTATGATCACGTAGTCAGCGTCACTCTCAATAACTTCGGTGCGCTTTTCCTTAGAGCCGTAGGCCACACCTACCTTACGGTGCATGGCAAACGTAAACAGGTCATTACGCCAAGCCGAATCCATAATAGATAGAGGGCATATCACAAGGACTCTGTGTATAACCCCCACGTTCATTAGGTAATCCGATGCCCAGATAGCACTCGCAGTTTTACCTGTACCCTGCTCATTGAAGCAGAAGGCACGTTTGTGCATGGTAAGGAATGAAGCGGTAGTTTTCTGGTGGTCGAACGGGGCGTACTTACCCGTCCATGTATACTTACCCTCAATGGGGGATGGGACTTTTATATTGAGGTTCTTCAAGACATGGGCTTCATCAATGCCCCACTTAACGATGACTTGGTTGTTAGGTAATTCTTGGCTTTTTGGTATAACTGTTGTTACTTTTGCTGGGTGTCGCAGTCGTAGCAACACCGCCTTGTTATCAACGATTTCCATTCCTTCTCTCTTTATATTAATTCGCAACGTATAAACGTGTTAGCCCTGCTTCGTCTACAGATAGGGCTAGGTCTGTCTATATGTCCTCTCACTCTTCCAGAATATGCTCAATGAAAACCACTAAGGAAAATCGAACATACCCAATGAGAAACTAGACTAACCCAATTTTATTTAGAGATGCATCAGGCTAGGCATCGTACTACGGAGTTACTTCTTTCGATACATCGACTCTACTTTCCCAATTGCCGACAACGTATAGGCTAGGTTTAGCGCAGCTTGTGTGAAGCGTAAATCATCTTCTGAGTTGGTATTGTTTGTAGTCTTGCTTACCAAAAGTGCTATTGCCTCTTCTATGTCTTCATATAACATTAGGTTTTACCTCTAACGTGTTGGCTTTTAAATAGGGGCCAACTTACCCATCATTAGTTACTTCTTTTTCTTTTTGTAGTTACGGCTACGGTTCTTGCTGGAACTCTCTATCGTAACGCCATCCTTATTCTTACCCCCCTTACTCAAAGGTTTTTTGTGAGAGACATCCTTCCCCTCGCGCTTGTCAGCCTTACCATTCTTGTTCTTATCGCCGCCTTTCTTCTTGGCTTTGGCATCCATCTTCTGCCTAGCACGTTGACGTTCCATACGTGCTGTAAACTCTTTACTACCTACTGGCTTGTTCGTTTGTTTCTTTCGGTCTTCTTTGTTTTTATATGGCATTAGTTTCTCCCTCCTTATCTTTGGAAGTGGGTTGATGGGGCCACTTAAATTCTGGAGGTCGCCTCCTGAATGGTTCTTTTGATATATACATGTTAGCTTGCGTCCTCTTCGCCCAACGCCACCCAGCTTCTTCCGCATCTACTTCACGCTTGTAGTATCCGTCTATCAGGGCATCGTTATTTACTTGCCGTACTACGTAAACCATTAGTTTCTCCCGTTATGTTCACATTCAAGTACTACGCAGTGTGCCCGACATAGCCCTGATGGGTTAGGATTCCAGACATCTTTGTCAAACGCCGTCTCCATCTTCGCGTATCCCCCTAACCACTTCTCCCACAGGTGTCCTTGGTCAAGGTTCACGTAGCTATCTTTTACTAATTCGTTAGAGACTACAAACAATAGCCCCCCACGAACGGTCTTAATCTTGGGAAAGAACTTAAAGGTAGCCAAGGCCATCAACTCAAGCTGCCCTTTATCAGCGTACTTAGCACTCTTTCCTGTCTTGTAGTCGATGACCCATGCGAGGTCTTCCTCTTCATCAATGATTACTAGGTCAGCAATACCGCGCCACCACACGTCATCTGCAAAGAAGTCACAGGGTTCTAGGTTCTCTGTAAGGCCCATCTTAAACTCGCACAGCTTGCGCCCTTGCTTGGCATTGAGGTTATCCAATGCCTCTGTCGCGTAGGCAAACTGAGGTGGCATAGGGGTCTCATCCCGTATGTACTCTTCTGCTGCGGTGTGGAAAGCAGTGCCGTAGAGCATAGCCTCTGACTCACTTTCTTTATAGGTCTTAAGAATCTTGAGATGCTGAAACTGCCTAGCGCATTGTTCAAACGACTTTATCTTACTAAATGACCACGGGGATATACTCATTTGCGGTACTCTAATGTAGGCCGATGCTACCAGCACTGATTGATTCCTACCACTAACTCCCGGTCTTCTGTCGGCAGTGGCGACTATTAATTTTTTTTCTTTTAAGGCTTTGTATCTGGCAGTCACAGATGAGTAGCTAGAAACATGTGGCATTGAATTTCTTACCTCATCACTAATCATTCCTCGTGACCCACTCCCTAGAATTACTTTATAGACCTCTTCTTCCAGACGGCTGCTGTTAACCTTTTCAGCGGCATCCTTGCTAGTGTCCATGCCTCCTTTCCTAGTGAGCTTTCTGGGGTCTGTGCCATAAGTAGGTTCCCTGCTACTCATAGTTCTTCTTCATCCCTTTTGGTTACAAACTCATAAGCGTCAGTCAGTGTTTCTATTACATCTGGTAACTCGTTTAGATCAAACGTAACAGTGTCTATTCGTGGAGGGTTTTCCCCGTAATCACACTGGGAAACAACAAACATTATCTTATTACGTACCTTCAGCAAGCCTACGTCGCTAGTTGTTGATTCCTCCGCATCCATAGTAGGTAACCTAATAGTACGAATAACCTTCCGCTTATAGCGTTCCTTACACTCTAAAAAATCAATGACTTGACTCATTCGCAATCTCCGTACGCTTGTCCTGTACCTGATTCACAGTCGATGGGTAAGCCCTTCGCCCATGCAGGTAACCAGCGCATACACTCCTCCATGTACGCACGGGCTTCTACTTCCTGTTCTGCCAGTACGCAACATGCAACAGAGTCATGCACTGTCAACACTACCTTGTACCGCTTACTAATTTTTAACATTTGCTCCGCGATAACACAACGTGCAATAGCTTGGCATACATTCTCTATCAGCTTCCCACCGTATAGCCGTGTTCGCCCCTTGCGAGTTTTGTAAGTGTACTCTGACCCTCTCTCCCCTTGTTCAGCACTTAGCTCGTCGTACCTCATCAACAATCCAGAGGGTAACTTGATAGCAAATAACTCAGGGCACACTTCTAATACGCCTTCCCGTCCTAGCTCCGTAAGGTTACCATCCACTAGGTTCTGAATAGTGAACTTGGCATCGTTCCATAGCCCGACTATACGGTAATACGTTTCACGGTAGACATTAATGACTCTTCGAGCTTCGTCAATGCCCATCTCAAAACCGAATGTCTTAAGCTGATCGACAAAACGAATAGCACCCATGCCGTAGCCAGCACCTAGGATAGTGGTTTTTCCTACAAACCTTTGTTCTTTAGTGACATCTTCTACTGCCACCTCGTAGATTATAGCTGCCATCTGTTTATATACGTCTTCACCATCGGCAAACGCTTGCACTAGATCGTCTTGCCCTGATAGCCATGCGAGTACCCGCGCCTCTATCTGAGAGGAGTCACAGTCTATTATC